AGCGACATTGAGAACCTACAGCTCGCCCACTGGACGTGCAACAGACAAAAATCAGATAAATTATTTAATCAAGCGCGTGAAGTGAAACAAGTCCTCGGGAACCGAAATTTGCCACAAACAAGAGATTGGGCAAATTACAAACCTGAGTGATAGGGGGGAGGGGAACCTACCCTTTGCCTTGGCCGACCTCCCAGGCAGTATTGTACAAATTTTCTCGCGCGAAAACTCAAAAAAGGAGAAATGAAAAATGGAATTGAAAGGTAAAGCATATCTCCGTAGGAAATTAGACGGATATCGTAGTGGAGTACAAATGCGATATAAGTATTATTCTATGGAAAAAAAAGATAATACAGACGGAGTTACTATTCCTGCTCAAATTAGAGATAAATATAAAACTGTTCTTGGTTGGACAACAAAAGCTGTAGACAGCCTAGCTGATAGATTGATTTTTAGAGAATTTGCAAACGACGTATTCGATGCTAATGAAATTTTCCAGTACAACAATCCGGATATCTTTTTCGACTCAGCAATTCTATCTGCATTGATTGGTTCGTGCTGCTTTGTATACATTTCAAAAGACGAAGAGGGAATGCCTAGATTACAAGTGATTGAGTCAAGCAACGCAACAGGGATTTTAGATCCAATTACTAATTTGCTAACAGAGGGCTACGCAGTTCTTAAACGAGATGACTATGATAAGCCATTACTAGAAGCATATTTCACTCAAAACGAGACAATCTTTTATCCGAAAGGAGAAGAGCCATACTCGATTGAGAATACAACTGGTATTCCATTGTTAGTGCCTATTATCCATAGACCAGATGCCAGCAGACCATTTGGACGTTCTCGCATTACTAAATCTGGAATTTCATATCAAAAAACAGCGCAGAGAACAATCGAGCGTTCGGAGATTACTGCAGAGTTCTATTCGTTTCCTCAGAAGTACGCATTAGGTGTTAGCCAAGACGCAGAATCGATAGAAAGTATAAGAGCAACTATTTCAAGCTTTATTATGTTTACAAAGGATGATGACGGTGATAAACCGTCTGTTGGACAATTCACTACTGCAAGCATGACACCTTTCGTTGAACAACTGAAAATGGCAGCAGCAGGCTTTGCTGGTGAAACAGGATTGACTCTTGATGATTTAGGATTCGTTTCTGACAATCCATCTAGCGTTGAGGCTATTAAAGCAAGCCATGAGAACTTAAGACTTGCAGGAAAAGCTGCACAACGTTCTCTAGGTTCAGGATTTTTAAACGTTGCTTATGTAGCTGTGTGTTTACGTGATGATTTCAGATTTATGCGTAAGGAATTCTCAAAAACTGTAGTTAAATGGGAACCACTATTCGAAGCGGATGCATCTACATTAACAATGCTCGGAGATGGAGCGATTAAGTTAAACCAAGTTCTCCCAGGATATATCACAGCAGAAACTATTCGCGATTTAACAGGAATTAAAGGAGCTGATGTGAATGGATGATATCGTTCCAGAACTTCTGGATAAAATCAAAGCTGATTTTTTTGAACAGGCTGAAAAGAGTGCAGAATTAGAGAGATTACTACTTCTAGTGCGAAGTGGTAAAGCTAACTTTATAGACGCTCATGAATTTTCAACTAAATTAGGGCAGATTCTTTCTGAGGCACTTCAAAACAACATTAGTGGATTAATTCTTCCTGATGGAAAGATGCATTTTAACATTGCTAGTCGTATTTTGAATGAAACACTTGGAACTAATCACAAGATGGTAAGTACATACGCTAAGCAGGTTCAAGAGACTTTAAACAAGGAGGCTGGTATTGGATTGAAATCCATCCAGGCTCCAATAAACCAAGAAAGAATTAATGGACTAGTAAATCGATTGTCATACGAGGAAAAGTTCGACGATGTGTCATGGATTCTTAAAGAACCTATTGTTAACTTCAACCAAAATATCGTGGATAATCATATCAAAGTTAATGCAGATTTCCATTTTAAATCGAGATTAAAGCCAAAGATTGTTCGTACGACTGACGGTAATTGTTGTTCTTGGTGTAGTAAATTAGCTGGTGTTTACACTTACCCTGGTGTTAACAAGGATGTGTTTAGAAGGCATGATAGATGCACTTGTACACTGGACTATCATCCAGGAGATGGAAAAAAACAAAATGTGTGGAGTAAAAAATGGGATAACTCATACGAAAGTAGTATAATTGATACAAAGAGGTTAGATAATATTATCTTGCCAAAATCAGTTAGTGCTAAAGCGAGAGACATTTATGTTAAGATTCCTTATCCAGTTCGTGGAACAGAAATAGTTAAAAAAGGTAGCACGATAACAAATGTTAATGTTATTGCTGGAAAGGATGTAAGAAGACAAATAGACGATATTCGTAGACTTGTTGAACAGTACAAAACAAAAAATGAAAAATTGTGGCAAAAAGTTACTGGAATAGCAACGTTGGAAAGTGGAAGAATTGCAGAATTACATTGGTATCAGCATCCATCAGTTGGGAAGGTAGAATTTAAAGTTAAGAGGTGGATAAAATGAAGGTAATATATGTAGGGCCTACAGAGCCAAATACTCTTGATTATGGAGGAGTATATGAAGTATTATCCGAGGAAGATGGATGGTATAGAATAATAGATAAATCAGGAGAAGATTATCTTTATCCAAAAGATGAATTTAAAATCCTAGAGGACTCACATAAAATTTGATGAGTATCTGTGTTATAAAATTAGGAAGGATAGGTTAATGGCTAGAAAGAAATATGGAAATCAGCTTCCTACGCAATCAGTCATCCTGCCTTATGTAAAGAAGAGGTCTCTCAGCAAGGAAGCTATAGAAATTTATGAAAAAACAGGATTAAGCAGCTATATCTGGCAAAAGAAATTGCTGGAGGCTATGATGGCTGTTGATAAAAAAGGACTTTGGGTCCATCAGAAGTTCGGATATTCCATTCCACGACGGAACGGGAAATCCGAACTTCTTTATATGCTTGAACTTTGGGGGCTACACCAAGGATTGAACATATTACACACGGCTCATCGAATTAGTACCTCACATTCTTCTTTTGAGAAGGTTAAACGGTATCTAGAGAAGATGGGTTACGTTGATGGAGAAGATTTCACATCGATTCGCGCTAAAGGGCAAGAACGAATCGCTCTAACTAATACAGAAGGAGTGCTGCAGTTCAGGACTCGTACCTCGAACGGTGGACTGGGTGAAGGATTCGACATCATGATCATAGACGAGGCTCAAGAATATACAACTGAGCAGGAGTCAGCGTTGAAATATACGGTTACTGACAGTGATAATCCAATCACTGTTATGTGTGGAACTCCTCCAACACCCGTCTCAAGCGGTACTGTGTTCAGCAAATTCCGTGAAACGTGTCTGTTCGGTCGTGGTAAGTATTCCGGATGGGCAGAATGGTCTGTGTCTACTGAGAAAGAGATATCAGACATTGAAGCCTGGTACAATTCTAATCCTTCGATGGGTTATCACTTAGACGAACGTAAGATTGAAGCCGAACTAGGTGACGACAAGCTAGACCACAACATACAGCGTCTTGGGTTCTGGCCTACTTACAATCAAAAATCAGCAATCTCAGAAGCTGAGTGGGAGGCACTTAGACTTGATGAAGTACCTAAATTCAAAGGCCCTATGTTCGTTGGAATTAAGTACGGGCAAGATGGTACTAACGTAGCCTTGAGTATTGCTATTAGGACAGATTTTGATGATATCTTCGTTGAAACTGTTGATTGTCAATCTGTTCGAAATGGTAACGGATGGATAGTTGACTTCTTACGGAAAGCTAAACCATATCAAATAGCTATTGATGGCGCTAGTGGGCAAAAAGTTCTCGATGATGAATTGAAAGAGTTCAGAATTAGGAATGTAGTGCTGCCAACTGTTAAGGAAATCATCGTGGCAAACGCTATGTTTGAGCAAGGTGTGTATCAGAAAACAATTTGTCACTCAGGTCAACCATCACTTTCCAAGGTCGTAACCAATTGTGACAAACGGAATATTGGTTCAAACGGTGGATTTGGGTATCGTTCACACTTCGATGATGTAGACATCAGCCTTATGGATAGCGCATTGTTAGCGCATTGGCTTTGTGCAACAGCTAAGCCAAAGAAAAAACAAAAAATCAGTTATTAAACTAAAAGTCACTGCTTATGTAGTGGCTTTTTTTAATAAAAAAATTACTGTACGCGCAGGTTAACGCGGAGAAAGGAGGCAGTAACATGCCTGAATTTAAAACGATTGAAACACAAGAAGAACTAGACCGAATCATTGGTGAACGACTCGCTCGTCAGAAAGAGAAGTATGCCGGATTAGAGAAGTTAGAATCTCGTGTGAAGGAATTGGAAACAACGAACGCTGATTTACTAGCAACAATCGACAACAACAGCAAGCTACTCGCTGAGAAAGACGAATTTATTAGCGCTAAAGAGTCTGAACTAGCAGAAGTTAACCAAGTTGTTGAGACATTCAAAGGAAAACAGCTTCGTACTCAAATTGCATTGCGCAACGGTCTTCCGTATGAATTGGTAGACAGATTACAAGGTAGCGACGAAGAGAGCTTGCAAGCCGATGCGGAACGTTTATCTGCATTTATCAAACCAAAACAAGTCGCTCCATTGAAAGATGTCGAACCGGTTATTGGCGATGAAAGAACTAGCGCAATGAGACAAATGTTACAAGAATTAAATAAATAAGAAAAGAGGAAAAATATATGCCAACATTAGAAGCAGGAACAAAGTTTAAACCAGAATTAGTCAAAGAATTATTTTCTAAAGTACAAGGAAAGTCAGTTTTAGCATCTTTATCTCAACAAAAACCAATTCCATTTAATGGAACAGAGCAAATGGTCTTCAGCTTAGAAGGTAATGCTCAAATCGTTGGGGAAGGTAAAAAGAAAGAAGCAGGAGAAGCTAAACTTGAATCTGTAGTCATCAAACCTTTAAAATTCGTTTACCAAGCTCGTATTACAGACGAATTCTTACGTGCTTCTGAAGAAAAACAAGTTGATTTCTTAGAAGCATTCACTGACGGATTTGCTAAAAAAATTGCTCAATCATTCGACATTGCAGCAATTCATGGATTAGAACCTAAAACAATGACAGACGCAACTTTCCGCGACACTAACTCATTCGACGGATTAGTTAAGAGCAACTTAGTTACTTACGCTGAAGGAACTTTCGACGATAACATCGACGCTGCAGTTCAAACAGTAGTAGCTAACGGAAACGACGTCACAGGTATTGCTTTATCTCCAACAGGAGGGCAAGCACTAGCTAAAATCAAAGTTAACGGTGTTACTCAATACCCTGAATTCAAATTTGGTCAAAATCCTAAATCATTCTATGGAATGGCTTCCGACGTTAGCAAAAACTTAACAGTGACTGGTGGAACTGCCGAGACAGATCACGCAATTGTTGGTGATTTCGAAACTCGTTTTAAATGGGGTTACGCTGATAACATTCCTATGGAAATTATCCAATATGGTGATCCTGACGGTGTAGGCCGTGACTTGAAAGCACACAACGAAATCTGCTTACGTGCAGAAGCGTATATCGGATGGGGAATCCTAGACGAAAAAGCATTCGCTCGTGTTAAAGCGTAGGTTGTGCTTATGAAGTATATAAATGTGGATACTGGTGTAATTGTTGAGTCAGATAGCGTGCTGTCTGGCTCATGGGAACCAGTGGAAGAAAAGAAAACTAAAGCTAAACCGAAGAAAGAAGCAAAGGATGATGAATAATGGACTCATTTGCGACTTTAGACGATTTACAGCGACTCTGGAAGAGACTGCAGCCGTCTGAGATTGATAGAGCGAATGCACTTCTTGCCACTGTATCTGACATGCTGAGGGAAGAGGCTCGTCGCTACGGAAAAGACTTAGACAATATGGTTGTAGAACGTTCTAGTTATGAGAACGTGGTTAAATCTGTGGTAGTTGATATTGTAGCTCGTACATTAATGACTTCTACAGAACAAGAGCCGATGACTCAATTTAGTCAAAGCGCTCTAGGCTATTCAGTTAGTGGCTCGTATCTCGTTCCTGGTGGTGGTATCTTCATCAAGAATGCAGAATTGAAACGATTAGGCTTCACTAAGCAACGGATTGGAGTGATAGAGTTCTATGATTAAAGGAATTACTGTCACATTAGTAGATCGTGTGAAAACTGGTGAGGACGAGATGGGTGCTGCAACATACGATGATGTAGAAATCCAAGTAGAGAATGTCCTAGTATCTCCTACGGAGGATACGGATATTATTAACCAGGTTCAACTTTATGGAAAAAAAGCAGTGTACACGCTCGGTATTCCCAAAGGTGATACAAACAACTGGGAAGATAGGGAAGTTAAATTCTTTGGAAAAACGTTCCGAACCTTCGGACCAGTCGTTGAAGGAATTGAATCCATGGTACCAACTGCCTGGCACAAGAAAGTGACGGTGGAACGATATGAGTAGCTCGTTTAAATTCAAGCTAAACACTAAAGGCATTGGAGCTTTCTTAAAATCGGAGCCTGTTCAGAAGATGATTAGTGAACGAGCCAACGAGATTGCTAGTCGAGCAGGAACCGGATATGAGGCAGATACTCAAATCGGTCAGAAACGTGCCACAGGACGAGTTAAAGCTGCTACAGTAAAAGCTAAAAAGGACAATAAGAAAAACAATACATTATTGAAGGCGGTGAGAGGTTGATAGAGATTGAAATTAGAAAATTCATGACAAGCAAGTTGGAATGCCCAGTTGTATTTGAACTTTCACCTAAGATGCCAGATAAATTTGTATTAATTCAAAAAACAGGCAGCTCTAAGCGCAATAAATTATTAGCCTCTACATTTGCTTTCCAATCGTATGGAAAGTCGATGTATGAGGCTTCTTTGTTGAATGAAACTGTAAAAGAGATAGTTGAACAGTTAGTCGAATTAAACGACGTGTCTGATGTTAGTTTAAACAGCGACTACAACTATACAGACACAGAATCAAAAAAATACAGATATCAAGCAGTGTTTGATATCAGACATTATTAGAAATGAGGGAAAAATATGGCAGATAAAAACAACGCGAGTAATGTAACTGCAGCTAAGCCTAAGATTGGTGGAGCTATTTACATGGCACCAAAGGGGACTGAATTACCTACTGACGCAGAAACTGCGTTAGATACTAAATTCGAAAACTTAGGCTTCGTATCTGAAGACGGTTTAGAAAATGCTAACAGTGCATCTTCTGAAAACGTTAAGGAGTGGGGCGGTTCAATCGTAAACACAATGTTGAAAGAAAAAGAGGACAAATTCAAGTTCACTTTAATTGAAGCATTGAACTTACACGTATTGAAATTAATTTACGGTGAAAAGAACGTAACTGGAACTTTAGAAACAGGAATCACTGTTAAATCTAAAGCAGAAGATTACGAAGAAAAATCATTCGTAGTGGATATGGTTCTTAAATCAGGAGTTATTAAACGGATGGTACTGCCACTTGCTAAAGTGTCAGAAGTAGGTGACGTTAAATACGCTGGTGGAGAAAACATCGGTTATGAAACTACACTATCAGCGTTCCCTGATGGTGACGGTAATACTCACTATGAATACATTAAGAAAGTAGGTTAATTATGATTAAAGGGAAAACATCTTCCGGATTTAAATTCCAAATCAATGAAAGCACAATTAACGATGACTATGAACTATTAGAACTACTTGTAGAGTTAGAAGAGAATCCTCTTTTAATTTCTAAGGTCGTTCGAAAAGTTCTAGGCCCTGCTGCAGCGGCTGCATTAAAAGATCATGTACGAGATGAAAATGGATGTGTATCCATTCAGAAAATGAATGATGAAATTACTGAAATTTTCACACAGGCTAAAGCCTTAAAAAAATAATGGCCCTTGCAAGAATGATTGTGACTGATGAAGATGCTTTAATTTGCGATTTAGCAGAAACTTATCATATCTATGACTATCGACGGCTACCGGTTATCTCGGTGGCCGTTTTTTCTTTAGGTTTAAGACAAAACTCAAGAATTAAGATGATCATGTCTGGAAATAGAATCACGTTAGAAGAGTCTCTACTAGCTTGTGCTGTCGATAGATTAAGCATACTAGCATGGCAGAAGACGAAAGACGGGTCAAAAGGTACTAATGTACCTCAATCGATTCTAGAAAAATTACTAGGTATAGATGAGCGCAAATCAGAGTCAGATACTCAGACATTTAGTTCGGGCGAGGAGTTCTTAAGAGAAAGAAATAGATTATTAGGGAAGGAGGAAACTTAATGGCAACAGAATTAGGTACTGCTTATGTTCAGATAATCCCATCGGCTGATGGAATCAAAGGCATGATTGAAAAGGCTATGGGAACAGAAGTAGTCGGTGCCGGAGATAGAGCTGGACAAGGTTTTATGAAAAGCTTTGCTGGGACAGTCACTAAGATGATTGCTGCAATAGGGATTGGGAAAGTTCTTAAAGATACATTAGCTTCTTCATTAAACGAGGGTGCAGCACTCCAACAATCTCTCGGTGGGATTGAGACATTATTCAAAGGCAGTGCCGATATCGTTAAAGGCTACGCTAAAGAAGCGTATAGAACATCAGGATTGTCTGCCAATGCGTATATGGAATCTGTAACAGGATTTAGTGCAAGTCTTCTGCAGTCGCTCGGTGGAGACACTGGGAAGGCTGCAGAGATAGCAAACATGGCAATGATTGATATGTCTGACAATGCTAACAAGATGGGGACATCGATGGAAAGCATCCAATTCGCATATCAAGGCTTTGCTAAGCAGAATTACACAATGTTGGACAATTTAAAGCTTGGTTACGGTGGTACTAAGGAAGAAATGCAACGGCTTCTTTCTGACGCTCAGAAGCTAACTGGAGTTAAATACGATATCAATAACTTATCCGATGTATACCAAGCAATTCACGCAATACAGGGAAAGTTAGATATCACAGGAACGACAGCTAAAGAAGCTTCAACTACTTTCTCTGGATCATTTGCATCCATGAAGGCTGCAGCACAAAACGTGCTTGGAAATATGGCCCTTGGAGAGGATTTAACACCATCGTTGGAAGCCTTAAGAGAAACGGTTCAAACGTTTGTATTTGGCAACTTTATACCAATGCTTAGAAATGCGGTTAAAGCCATTCCAGAAGTGCTAGGATTTGCCATCAAAGAAGGATTAACAGCTATCTTCGGTGAATCTACCACACAAACGATTATCAACAACCTATCTACAGCGTTCCAAAACATTAAGAGTGCAGTAGGTGGTATTGGTGACTTGTTCGGAGGCTTTATCGACAAATTAAAAGGCATTCTTGGTATTAGCGGTGATGTTGGAGAACTAGGAACAGCATTTGAAGGCATTACTGGTGCTATTAGCACAGTAACTGACTGGATTAAACAGTTTGTAGATTGGATTAACCAAACCCCTGCAGCAGTCGATTCTGTAACGGCAGTGTTAGCAGGATTAACAGCAGGCTTTGTAGCTTTGAAAGTCGTAAATACTGTTAAGAGTGCAATTGATGGTTTCAAAACTGGACTAACGGCTGCTAAAGCTGGAATGGTTGCATTTAACGCAATTGTTTCCGCAAATCCGTTTACAGCCTGGATTGTAGGGATTACTGCTGTTGTAGCTGCATTAACCTGGTTCTTTACTCAAACAGAAACAGGAAAGGCTATTTGGAAAGGATTTACAGAATTCCTATCTAGCGCATGGACTTCTATTTCAAGCTTCTTAATTGATACTTGGAATAATATTGCTCAGACAGCAACGGCTATTTGGGAAGGCATTGTAAATGTTGCCACTGCTATTTGGAGTGCTATCACAGGCGCAATTATGGCAGTTGTTCAACCATTTATTGACGCATTCACTGGACTGTGGAGTGGGATGAGTTCAGGCATTACGCAAATGTTCGATGGATACGTTACATACTTCACTGGAGCGTGGGAAGTTATCAAATCAGTATTCCTGGGAGCAATCTTAATCATCATTGATTTAGTAACGCTTAATTTCGGGCAATTAGGAACGGATTTAGGCGCTATTTGGGATGGAATCTCGAACGGAATTTCAATGATGTGGGAAGGTATTAAATCCGTATTCTCTGGAGCAGTCAGCGCAATTGTTGGAGGTGTTCAAGCTACTTTCAATGGAATGGCTTCATTCTTAAGCGGACTATGGGACGCTATTTCTGGTGCAGCTATTGCTGGATGGAATGGATTAGTTTCTGGAGTTCAAGGTATTATCGATGGATTAGTAACTGGAGCTCAAGCTGCTTGGGACGCTATGTCAACTGCTGTTTCCAATTTAGTTTCTGGAATTACTGGAATCTTTGACGGATTATGGAACATTGATTTAGCAGGCGCTGGTCAAGCTATTATGGACGGTTTCCTTGGAGGCTTGAAAGCTGCATGGGGAGCTGTTACAGACTTCGTTGGAGGAATTGCAAACTGGATTAGAGACCATAAAGGGCCTATTGAGTACGATAGAAAGTTATTAATTCCTGCAGGTAATGCCATTATGGATGGATTTGGTTCTGGATTAAAAGATGGTTTTAGTGACGTTCAGGATACTGTTAAAGGTATTGCAGAAGAAGTTAACAATATCGTTGATAAGTACTTAAATAACGAGTTTTACAGCGAATTAGATTTCAATGGTAACGTGGCTACAGTTGGAGGAGTTGAGCTAACAAGACAGCAAGAGTCTCAAATGAGTTCATGGAATCCAGATAACCATCGCTATGATCCAGAGGATTCAAATCAAAAAATAGAATTGCATACAACAGTTGAGTTAGATGGGAAAGTTGTTGGAAAGCAAATTACTCCTTATGTAACAAATGAGCAAAGCAGATTAGATAAACGAGAACGTAGAAAGAGAGGGGAAGGCTAATGTTTAGTTTTAAAGTTAATGGGCAGGAGCTTGGAGACTTAATGATTGTAAATAACATTGATTTTGGATTCAGTCCAGAAGTGAGCTCAACCTCTCGAAAATACGCTCTTGTTGATGGCGAACGTTTCATTCGTAGGCGCTTTGGAAAACGAATTATAAAAGTTCAATTCACTATTCTCGGTGATCGTATTGAAAAAAGCAAAATCGCGATTCAAAGAGCGTTGCTAGTGCCTGGCATTAGCAAGTTTGAGTTTGGATATCAACCTGATGTTTATTATGAAGGGGCAGTTTCCGGAACTAGTGATTTTAATTTAATCACATTCAGATACGCTCAAGGCGCATTCGAAATCCATTGTTTCAATCCGTTTGCTATCTCTAAAACCGAAAAGACAGCTAAGCGCGAATCGAACAAATTGATTTTCAACAATGAAGGAACTATTCCAGTGTATCCTACTTACAAATTCACAGCAGGAAAACCGTATAAGATGATATCTTTCGCTCATCCAAGCGGAAAAGTCGTTCAATATGGCTATGAGAGTGGTCCTGTAGTGATTAACACTAATGACTTAGTGGTGTTTGATAGTGCGGAAAACAAACTGACTATCAACGGTGAACGTAAGTACATCAATGCAGCAAGCCAGGTATTTGCAATCAATGTAGGAACTACAGAAGTTGCTGTTCTTGGAGATGATAATAAAATACCAGTCGTAGATGCGACGTTTAAGGAGTGCTGGGTATGATTACAGTAACGAACAGAAATTACGAAATTCTATGCCAGCTTAGTTTTAATCTCACTGGTGGATTAATCGCATATAACGATTATTTCGAACAAGATTTAGAAACTGGTATTGGTACTTACGATTTTACCGTAGACAAAACTGGTAATCCGGAAATAGAAAAGCTAGAAGTAGGGTGCTATTTGATTGTAAAAGATGGTAGCAAGATACGTTCGTTTGAAGTAATGCGAATTGAAGAGGATAAAGACTCTAAAACGATTTATGCTGAAGATGCAGGACTTGACTTACTAGGTGAGCAAGTTCCGCCTTATTCAGCAGATAAAAGCTATCCTATTACTCATTACATTAATGAGTTCACTTTCGACTCAGGTTGGGAGATTGGAATAAATGAAATTCCATCTACTACGGTTCGTAAATTAGAGTGGCAGGGTACAGATACTGCTACTAAGAGACTTAGACAGCTAGTAAAAAGGTTCGATGCTGAAATATCTTACGACTTCGAATTTGCAAATGGAAAAATCACTAAAAAGTTAATCAACATTTACAGAAAAATTGGTGAAGATAAGAAAGTTAGATTAGAAGTTGGAAGAGAAGTTTCAAACGTTAAAAGAACCATCTCTATTGAAAATCTAGCGACTACGATTGTAGCAACTGGTGCTGATGGAATTACACTAGCTGGAGCTGAATATAACGAAGGAAATATTCGTTCTCCCAAAAATTCGATTTACTTGATTGATTACGATGCCGTAGAACGTTGGAAACGTGCTGGTTATACACCAGCTGGCGGAGGGATTGTTAAGCGTTTCGAGAGTGAAGCTAAAACTCCACAAGCCTTGATGGCAGAAGCTGTTATAAAGTTGAAACAATGGAACCATCCAGAGGTAACTTACGATGTACCTATCAATATGCTTCCTGGAGAAGTAAACATCGGAGATACAGTAATCATTGTGGATCATAATTATGAGCCAGCTTTGATTGTAGAAGGAAGAGTAGCAAGTATTAAAAAATCTCTATCCACAAATGAGGATGGAGAAATCAAAATTACTAATATAGTATCAAGAGAAGACACGATAAATGAAAAAGTTAGACGTTTAAGCACATTAGTGCAAGAACGTCTTTTTGATTTCACAAGTGTGCCATTCGTAATGACTATTAACTCAAGCAACGGAACTGTGTTTCAAAACAGTACTATCGCTACAAGATTAACTCCTGTTGTTACAAAGCTAGATATCGACATGTCCACTCGATTCACATATAGATGGACAAGAACTAGTGAATATGACACAAGCACTGATGAATCATGGAATGCTGCACACGGTAATTCGATGATTTTAGACATAACAGTCAACGATGTTAATCGTCAAGCAACATTTACATGCGAAGCGTTAGAAAATAATCAGATTATCGCTCGAAATTCAATCGTGATTAAAGATTTCATTGTTAGTAAGGCTGTTGGGCCTACTCCGCCGGAAAATCCTTCTGTTGGCGATTTGTGGACTGATACTAGCGACTCAAGCAAAGATATTCCTAAAATTTTTACAAACGGAAAATGGCAACCAGTACTAAATAAAGATGACGAAGAAATCAAACGGCTGCAGAAAGAGTTTGAAGAGAGAACTCGAGAGCAAGCCAATCAGTATACGGCTGTGATGGAAATTATTAACAAAAATGAAATCACAGAGGATACAATTCGTGACTTAACTGGTCGATTCAGCAACATGGAAGAATCGTACAAACGATTATTAGAGACGGCTGATAAAATCGAGGGGATTGGGCAAAGGACAAAAGCCGTAGAGCTTAATATGGAACAATCTCAAGTGCTACTTAATGCTATATCAACATATTTCAGCTATTCAGAAGACGGATTACTTGTTGGTAAGAATGGGCAGAAAATGCAATTAAGAATTACAAATGAGCGCATGGAATTTATCGACAGTGGTCGCGTTGTTGCTTATGTTTCAGGGCAACAACTAAATATTATATCTGGTACATTCTGGAATACAATCACAATTGCAAACCATATTTTCGAACGGTTTAACAATGAATTTACGACAATATCGTATGTAGGAGGTGTAAATAATGGCTAGAATATCTAAAACAACAAATAGCGGATACGTTCGGTTGGTTTTAGAAGTTAACGAAACAAGCACTAATATTCAAGCTAACACTTCCACAATCTCATGGCAACTATGGTTGGAGAGAGCGAGTACATGGGTATTTGATTTAAACAACGAATCTTTAGCAGAAGTTGAAATCAATGGCCAATCAACTCTCAGCAAGTACGTTAGTTATGATTTGAGAAATTCTCAGTGGGTTACATTCGGAAGTGGAACCATGACAATTCCTCACAACGAAGACGGAACCAAGAGTATTACTATTTGGGCAAGATTAACAAACGTCGCAGACCAAGGTAACATCAACTGGTTTAGCGGAACTGTTAATTTATCGAACATTCCTAGATCGAGTGGAATCAAATCTGTAACGGAAACAGAATTAGGACGGCCAATCACAATTAACATTGATAAGAAAGTTGCAGACTTTAGGCATCAAGTATGGTGGCGAGTAAACGGAAGCGACTGGGTAGACCTTGGTAAAGGTCACGACACAAGTGTTCAAATTACCGTGCCAATCGAGTATGCTAATAGGATTACAAACAGCACTACAGGTTCACTAGATGTGTCTGTAAGGACGTTTCAAGGAGATAACAAGATTGGTGTTGATGTAGACAAGTACAACGTACCAATTAAAGTTCCGGAAAAAATTGTTCCAACGATTGCTGCACTCACATCTTCAGAGCAAACAAATGAATTATCAGAAGTTATTCCTCAAGGATACTTCATTAAAGATAAATCAGTAATAAGATTGGCAATTGATGGAGCAAGTGGTGCATACGGTTCAACAATCGTATCTAGCGAAGTAGCTCTGGATAATTTAATTGTACGTGCAACACAAGGAGATTTTCCTGCAAACAAAACAGGAGAATTAACTGCTACAGCAAAAATCACAGACTCGCGTGGAAGAACAGCAACTACATCAATTCAAGTGAATGTACTTAATTACTATGCTCCTAAAATTTTAGGATTCTTAGCTAATCGTGCTGGTAATGGTACTAATAAGACTATTATAGCAACCGTATTAGCGAATGTTTGCCCTGTGGTTATTAACGGGGTTGATAAGAATTCTTATTCAATTAAAATTCAGTATTCTGAGAAGAAAGCCAATCGATGGTTAGATGCTGTTTCGTATACAGACCAAACAATAGAACGGTTAAGCAGGCAAATAGACTGTGGAGCCTTCTACGATTTAACTAAGTCCTATGACTTGAAATTGATTGTTAAGGATAAGTTAAGCAAAGCAGCAGACTCTACAATTACAGTACGGTCATCTTCTGTATTAGCTGTAATGGGTGATGGAAGATGGGCATTCGGTGGATTCCCTGAATTAAAAGGACATCTTGAATCATTCTATCCAGTAGCAGTACACAATACTCTTAATGCGGAAGAAGGGCTATTGTCTCGTGGAAATCCAATCCAAGAATTCGTGTTGACATCAAGAGATGGAAAATCAAATAAATTTACTGGCGATTTAAATAATCTGAAAACAGCTGGTGGATACCATGCTTTTGGAGTCCAAAATAATCCTTTAGGAACTAATAATTACGGTTATGTGAATGTGATTACTCATAGCACAGATAATGGATATTGTGTTCAGTTCTATGTTCCATTCAACTCAGACCAATTCTATATGCGTAGGTGCGATTCAAATCGTTGGAGTGATTGGATTAGAATAGTAACTACCGGTGTAGATACGGGATGGAAAATCGCTGGTTTGCAAAACGGATGGCAACATCATGTAGATTATGGGGAAGTGCAATATTCTAAAACAGTGGATGGTATGGTGCATTTCAAAGGAACAGCTAGAGGAGGAAAAACATCGAAAGAGACAGTGATACTAAATCTACCAGAGGAATATAGACCTAAAAGTCAACTTTATGTTTTTGCCATGAATGACAGTTTTGGGACTGCAGCATTAGGTATCACAAACGATGGTCGTGTTGTTGTAAAAAACAATGTCGATGCATCTTGGCTAGGGTTTGATAACGTTAGTTTTAAGATTTAAGGAGGTAACATTATGGAATTAGAACAAATTAAGAATAGAATTACTGCTTTAGAAACTAAAGTATCTTCTAAACAGACGGACATTAATCGTATGAATGAAGAGAAAGCACAATATGAGCAGAAAATTCAGAATCTTTTAGAAGACATTCAACGCTTAGAGCAAGATAATGCAAACAAGCGTGAAGAAATCAAAAAATACAAAACAGTCGTAGAGGTTATGGAGCTATAATGCCGAATGACATCGAGCTAAGGATTTTAAATGATCATCTTCAATCATTGTTTAAAAGTCCTTATATTCAGATTTTGCTTTGGTTAGTATTCTTTGATGTTTTATCGGGATACATCAAAGCCTTTAAATTAAAGAAATTCGACAGCAAGACAAGTACTAATGGCTTGCTGCGACATTTCTTAGTAGTTGCTGTGGTGATGGTTATAGCGCTGTACGCACGCGCACTTGGTCATCGTGAAATAGGAATCACAGCCTGCTTATTCTTCATCATTAGTTATGTTGGTTCATTGATGGAAAATTGGGAAGCACTTGGATTGCCGTTCCCAGAAGCCATGAGACCATACATTAACCAAATGAGAAAAAATCAAGAAAACAAAATTAAAAAATTAATTGTGAAAGAGGTAGAAAAATATGATGATTAACTGGAAAGTACGTATTTTAAACAAAACATTTTGGATTACATTAGTGCCAGCCTTAGCGTTATTACTTCAAACGTTCTTGGCTGTTTTTAATATCCGTCTGGAATTAGGCGAAACAATTGATAAATTATTAGTGTTTATCAACGCATTATTCGCAGTTTTCGTAATCGTTGGTGTTGTTAATGATCCAACAACAAGCGGAGTAAGTGATAGCACTCGTGCAATGACTTACGACCGTCCAAACAATCAATAAAATTACTAGGCAGCTACAATGGTGGCTGCCTTTTTCATTGGAGGAATTATGAAAAAAATCAAAAGGGATATCAGTCTGACTACTAAGGTTAGAAATAACATGAACCGCATTCAGGACGAATTCTATTCTCACGATACTAATAGTGCAGTAATTGAATTAACAATGGACAGAACTGACTTAAAGAAAGTAATTGTGTTATTTCATTTCCAGCGTT